GGCGGCGTGCCATTCGTGAAGATTGCCCAGTCCGCCAAGAGCCAGTTGTACGATGACCACTGGCGCGCTCAGCCGGGCAGTATCGCCGGCCAACAGAAAGATGGGCGGAACAGCAGGCGGGCTGGAGGGCTGCGGCGAATAGGCCCATGCGTTGGCCAGACCTGTGACCAGCAGTTGTCCTGGCATTGTGCCGTCTTGGAAATCGACCGGCAGCAGGCTCTTGTCGACGATGCCCGACGAACCGACCTTAACTATGAAGTATCCCATATCACCAGGTTCCCCCGATGATCGTGATGGCATCGCCCGGCGTGCCTTTGATCTGAATCCCGGCCAGGTCGATACTTTTCAGAGTGTGATATTCTCCGGCAACCCACGGCACGTCCGAACCATCGTCGCCACGGAAGAGCACGGGCGCGGTATTCGAGGGCAATGCGGAGATTTCCACCGTGGCGATCAGCGATTGCGCGACCAGCGGTTGATACGCCGCCATCACCACGATCTTTCGCATCACAATGTTGTTCATCGCATCACCCGAAATGAGAGCGTCAGCACGCTCGTGAACTGCCGCATCTGGTCCATGTGCTCCGGCGCATACAGCGCCGTGTGTTCCGTCTTGATCCACGCCGCCCCAAGTGGACCTGGCAGCGTTTTGAAGCGAAAGAAATCTGCGATCTCTTCAGCCAGCGCCATCAATGGGTCCAGCTCGATTGCATCATCAGTGTCAAATTTTTTCTGCGCGGCCACGTCGATCTGAACGTCGTATGCCGCCTGATTCCGTGCGATCTGCGTGACCGTCATTCCTTTTGGCACGACCGTAACGTGAAGTGTTTTCATCTCCGGCAATTCGAACACCGGCAGATACTGGCGTTCGGCGGTGAATGGCTGACTGAACACATGACCGTTGAGTTCCGCCACCACTGCGTCGGCGACATCCGTCACCAGCGGCATCATTCACGTTCCCGCTTCGGAAATTTCTCGACCATCTTTTCCAGCGCCACGCTGTTGCGCTCCAACGCGCCCAGAAGAGTCGACTGCACCCAATTCTGGTGGCGCTCGATGGCTTCAGACATGCGCCGCTCACGGTTTTGATCCCGCCAAAGCGTGTAGCCCACGACAAGACCGGCAAGCCCCCACTGCGCCCAAATGCCTGGATCGCCGCCCACGGGGACGGAGGCGATCAGCAGGACGCCCATGCTCATCTTGGTTAGCGTCTCCATCATGGTGCGACCTCCGTTCCGATGAGCTTGGTGTGGATGCGCAGCGTCTGTCTGTAGAGATCGCTGTAGCGCCACTCCGGTTCTTTCCCCGGAGCCAGAACCTCGTAAACGAACACCGTCAACCCCTGCGTTTCCCGGATGTGATCGCCGCGTTTCGGCAGCACCTGGTTTCCACTCAGGATCAATTCAGCCGTCGCGATCAAGTAGTCACGTGCTTCGATCCGCTCGCGCGCGCCGTACCCATTGTCGACTTGGAAGATCGTCTTGCCGACTGTGGCGTTCACCTCGACACTGACGGCGGCGCGCTGGTAGACAACTTTGCGCGTCATGAATTGCAGCCGCTGGTCTTCCAGCCAGCGCGCGCCATCTTCGAGAATGTCCATTACTGCAGCAGCCGCACACGCACCGTCGTGTCGGCATCCACCGCAGCGAGAATGGTTTTGCCGATCAGCTTGTTGGCGCCTGCGGCCGCATTGGTCGTGGCCTGTTTCACGACACTGTTCCAATAGGTGTTCGCGCCAGCGGCAATCGCGCTGCCCGCCGTGACTGCCTTCGGAAAGGCGAACACGCCTTCCACAGCCAGCGCGCCTAGCTCTCCCGCGACAATCGGTCGAGGCGCGACACCTACCAGTTCGCCTTGCACGACCACATCGCCTGCCGCCACGTCGGCGGCAGGTGTGTAGTCGATTGAGCATCCGTCTTGAATGAGTGTTGCAATCATGATTCAATCTCCGGTTCCAAAGCCGATGTTGTGAAACGTTAGATCTCACCCTTACTCTTGGTCGCGCCGCGCGGGTCCTGCAGGGCCACGCCGAAATCGTGATAGCCCCGCATCTGGACGCCGAGCTTGTTGAAGTCGGCTTCGGCGGTCTCAACGGTCGGCGATTCCTGACCGTTCAAGAACGCAACCTCGATGACCGGCAGATCGTTGGGGTCGGCCATCAAGTACCAGGCTTTCGAGGAGTTGCCTGGGATCAGCGCGTTCGAGAGATACCGGCTGACTTCCACTCGGAACCTGTTCTGGAATGGGTTGGAGACGGGGAACTTGCTGCTGGTGGCATCCCGCAATTCGAGCGATTTGAAGAGCTGTGTTGCAAAGGCGCTCAACGCCAATGGGGCGAGCACAATCGCGGGCATGACTCCAATCGGATTGCCGTCGCTGTCCACCTGCTCGTTGAAGGCCACTTCCGCCTTCGTCAGGCCGTCAATCGAGAGCGCGGTGTCGACGCCGGACAGGTAGTTCTTGTTAGCGACGGAGAAGAATGCCGCACTGTTCAAGAACGTGCGCCAGAACACTTCGTTGATCTTCTGGCCGCTGCCGCGACCGTGTTTGCGGGGAATTTGAGTGATCGCGCCGAGGTCGTCATTGATCAGGTCGCGCCGGTCGATGGTCAGAATGAGGCCGTAGGTATCAGCCTTGTTCGTGAACTTTTCCTCGCCGAGCGTGCCGTGCTTAAGTTCGCCGGTGGGCGCGACTTGTTCGTACCGATCCTTTCCGATCAGACGGTAACTCGTCACCGTTTTGAAATCCGAGACATTGCGCACGCTGCAGATGTTGCGCCAGACGCGTTCGACCGAGAAAAACCCATCCAGCAGGAACTTGTTGGCAATATTCGACAGAATGCCGCCAATGTCGATGGTCGAGAATCCCGCCCGCACGTCGCAGCCAAAAGCGAAACGCAGCACATCCTTGTTCATCCGGATGCTTCGGTCGGAATACCCATTCGCCCAGGCGGCTTCCATGAAGAGTTCATGCAGGGAGAGACGTTCATGAAAGCGCTTGCTGGCCATCTCCAGGGTGCGTTCATCAAACGATTCTTCCACGCCAGGGAGCTTGCCCGACTGGGCACAAGCGGCCTCAAGCAGTAGTGGCGTCAAAGCGCCATTGTCGCCCGTGAGCACCGCCGGAGCCTTGGGCCGGTTGGCGCGCAGGACTTCCAGTTCACAGCGCGTGGTGTCCCAGCCCTCGCGGATAGCTTGAGCCTCGATTTCCGGGTGCTGTCCGCCGCAAATTTTGCGGATGCTGGTAATTCGCTCCGTTTCGGCGGCGGCTTCCACGCGCATGCGCACCGCAATATCCGTCTGCTGCGCCTCAACCGCAGGGGGATCGTTTTTCCTCTCCGACTGGACGATTTCTTTCTCTTCCTTTTCCACGCCTGCCTCCCTTTCCTGTGCGGTCGCGGCAACATTGGCGCTGGTACGCCCGTCCGCACCGAGGTCCACGAAACTGATTTCTCCGAGAACGGATTTACGAATGATGTTGATGGGTCCGGTGATTTCCTGGCCGTTGACGATGGCCTTCTGGCTTTCTTTCAAGAACTCAGCGTCCTCCACCGATGCGCCGATGGAGGCCTGCCACGGGAATCCGTTGCGGGAGGACGCGACCACTTCCTTGGCCGTCGCGGTGTCCCGCGAAACCACACCCGTCGCGATCAGTTGGTTCCCTTGAATTTTGATGCTGTCGGTGTGGCCCACGCCGTTTGAGGCGTCATGGCCCAGGCGGATCGGGCGGTTCTGCGACGGCACGCTCATTCCAGAAAGATCGACGATGACGGGATAACGCCATCCGGCCAGGCGCATCGGGCCGCCGGTGTAGGCGACCATCGAAAAGCGCGGCAATGATACTTTCCCGTCCGCGACCGCCGCCGGTTGCGCCGCCTCAAACTGCATGGCGCAGGTGAGCGTCAAGGGCGCGTGTTGATCAGTAGTCTTCAGGTGCGGGGACATCATCGCTCTCCTCATCGGTTCCGACCGGCGCAGCTTTGTTTGGGGCTGCGGCGGGTTGGGCTTGTGCAAGGGTCAGCCCGAGTTCATTCATCAACGACACTTCCTTTGCGCGCTGCCGCAGTTCGGATTCCCAGTCGCGTCCGCTCTTGGCGAACTCGGTTGCAAGTGTCGTGGTGTTGTTTTGCAGTCGGGTGGCCTGGGCGTTCGCTTCTTTGGCCGGATCGACGTGCTCCCAGCCGTCCCAAAACCATTGGTGCGACCAGTCCGAAGAAAGACCGCGCATCGACTGCGGCAAAAACCCGTCGATCAGAACAGCCTCTTCGATCCAGGCGGTCAGAATGCGGTCGAGAATGGCGGTGCCGATATGCGCCTGTTCGACGCGAATGGCTTTGAAATACATCTGATGATCGAGGCGGCCGGAGGCGTAGTTGTAGCCCGACGAGTTTCCCGCCGCGATGTTGAAGGGCATGTTTAAGCAACGGGCAATTTCATTGAGTATCTGGTGCTGAAATTCCACATACGAGCTGGCCGGTTGCTGTGCTTCGACCTGGCCCATTTTCCAGCCGCCCGGCATCGTCAGCAGCATATTGCGTTCGAGTTCGATGGTATCCATCGGCTCAACGGAATCGGTTTCACCGTCCGGCGGCGCGTCGGTGTACAAGATGCCCGCGAAGTAGGCGGCGGCCTTCGCGGCATCGAGCGTGGCAAGCGAGTAGTCGCGCAGCATTGCAAAGAGCGGCAGCGCGGGTGTGATCTCAGGAATACCTCGTGCTTGTCCGGGCCGGTCCACGCGGAAGTAATGCAGCATGGTCTGCGCGGGAACGCGGTCATACTCCAACGTGAAGCGGGTAATGTTGTCGCCGGGATGATTCCGCAACACGTGGAACTCGGCGGCATTGCCAAAGTCATCGAGAACAACTCCGTCCACGGCATTTGGCGCGAAGACGTTAAGCGACGGCGTAGTCACCTGGTCGGCTTCGACCAGCTTCAGATCGAGTTTTACCTGGGAATTCAGCCGGGGATTGTTGGTCAGAATGCCAAACCCTTCCCCGTCCTCGGCCTTGGCCATCCGCAAAGTTCGAAGCTTTTCCGGCAACGAAATCGCCCGCGCCCAGCGAGAGAATTCCCGTTCGATAAGCACGTTCGCGTCGCGGTTTTCAGAAAGCAGCTGTAGACGCGGCCCGGTGCCGATGCAGTCGTTGGCCAGCGTCAGCACCATCCCGCGCGCATACGAATTATTGGCGATCTCGTATCGAGCACGATTGCGCAGTGTCTGGCGCACAAAAAGGCTGTTAGCAGCCTTGGCGCTCAGGCCATCGGCGTTCTTCCAGTGCTTGCGATTGTTGTCCGTGGTAAGCGCAGCGTCATACTTCGCCCGTACCATTCGCGCAGCGCGCACGGGGCCAGTTTGCCGAATGTGCGTCTCACCGCCGAAGAAGAAATTTTTAAGCCGCGTCAACATGCGTTACTCCGCTCCCGGCGGCACGAGTTTGGAAAGCTTGACGCCCAGGCCTTTGCGTTTGGCGGCTTTCTTGGAGTTCAGGTAGCGGTCGGCTTCGATCTGATCGCGCAGCGGGTGTTGCTCCACGCTGCCAGAATCGCCAGTTGCTTTGGCGGGAGCCTTTGCATTGTCTCGAATGGTCTGTTCAAGATCGTCGGTCATGAAATCCCCTCGTGAATGCGTTCGTGGGGGATACTTACCCGGCGGGAGTTACATATGTCGGAAGTGGCGCGCGAATTAATCTGCGCAATATCAACTACAGACTGCCAACGTGACGAATCACAGCGGTGATAATGAATTCAATTTCCTATACTGGTAGAAGTGAATACTTCGGAAGATTGCGATATGTATGTGGATCGGACGCTCACGGAATCGACGTTCAGATTAGAAATTCGCGCAAGCGCGACATCGTCTTGGGCAACTGCTGATTTTCAAGAGTCTCTAGGAAGTCATCGATTGACACGGGAGGGTTTTTCAGGCTTTCGCGCTGTTGCTTTGCCACCGCGCAGACCTGTATAGGAGCCAGTTCAAAAAGAGAAACCAGAAAATCGTCTGGATGCTGAGCTTCAATGCCGAAACGAGAGATAATTTCTGAGGGAAAGTCCTTCAGGTTGAAGGTCACGATCACGTGTGCTTTGGATCGAATGGCAGCGGCCAGAACATGCCGGTCGTCCGCATCGGGCAAAGAAATCGTGTCGATCAGGTCTTCATAATTCGTCACAAGGCAATCACGTACGGCGTCGTTCATCAGCGAGCGAGTCCTCGCAAGCCGCTCGGCCGATAGTTGCGGATTGTTCTTCAAGACATTGCGAATCCATTCGTCGTGAACCTCCTCGGTCCACTTCGCTTGTACTAGGCCAGCTTGCGCGATTCGAATGAACAGATCTCGCAAAGGGGCCGGATAGAGAATGTTCGCGTCATAGATTGCGATGCAAGGATGGTCCATCAATAGCCCATTCCAAGTTCTTGTGCTTCAGCCGAAAGCTGGTCCATTATCTTCAGTCTGGCGTCATCATCCTTCCGTTTGAAGGCCATCAGATCGTCGAAACGAACACGGCGGTACTTGCCTACTGTCCGACTTGGAATCTTGCCATCTTCTAGCAGCTTAACAACGTATGGCCGCGAGACGTTGAGCAGATCGGCGGCTTGCTGCGTGGTTAGTTCCGCATGGGTAGGAATGAGCGTGACGGCATTGCCTTGGGACATCTCGGTCAGGAGATGCAGGAACAATCGCAGCGCGGAAGCCGGCACGTATACCGTTTCCGCTTCCTCGCCGTCGTCGAGCAACTGGATGCGGATGC